TCGTATTCTCTGTATCGGAGAGGAAAAAAGAATTATAACAATAATACCAACGCAGAACAATCCAGTGATTATATATTCAAGCAATTTGTACTGCTAAATAAAATCTACAAAACTCATTAACTACACCCCCATTCCATTATAAAGTAGAAAAAGAGTAAAGATTATACAAGATTTTGAGTTATTTGCCTTGAAATTTTCGCCAATCTTCATCATTCTTCCATTTAGTTTTTGCACGAAAGCGTTCTTGGAAGATGTCTTTTGAAGATTTTATATTTTCTACTTCCCAGTATGGAATACAGTAGAGTGGAATTTTATTTGCGAGGCAGTACTGAATTTTGCGACGATCGCGCTCTTGTGCGGCAGTAAAGTCTTTATAGGTCTTAAAAAACTTTGGATTACGCTTATAATGTTGTTCTCCTTGAACTTCAATTAAACAACCGCCTTTAATTTTAGGACAGAAAAAATCGAAACGATACCTACCCCGACGAAGGTCAGAGTAGGTTTTTTCTCGTTCAAATTCAACTTTATCTTTCTATAAAATTTTCAAAATTATGAGTTCTAAGTCGCTCATATTAATCACCAAATACTTTTTCGTAAGTGCAATCCTTTACAGTTAAGTCATCACGGAATTGCATCATCTTGGCGTGACGGAGAGAGTGTACTTCCGAGTCAAGCTCCATAGCATTAACTTCAATACAACGTCCTTTATATTTTTCGGGATCGCTTTTAATTTCTTCAGTAAGACCACTAAGAAGACCAATTGGGAAAATTTTTCCGTCTTTTAAAACTGCTATTTCAAGACTACCCGCAAAACCATAGTAGTAAGATTTTGTTACGGGGATTATTGGCTTGCCTTCTACATAGTCTTTATAGTAGTTACCAAACTCTTCAATTGGAAGCCTTTCGTCAGTCATTTGATTTACATAGAACTTCCAGATTTCAATTTCTTTTCCAGTATAGTCTTTCTTAGGTGGAGTAGAACGGCCCGTAAAGAAACAGTCTATTGTGTTTGCGATTTCTTTCTTTACTTTAATTGTTTGACGTGCGGGAGTTCTTTTAAAGTATACGGGACAATCTTTATGGTGGATTACCATACCTTCGTTTCCGGCGGCAAGATAGGACTGAAGTTTTTCCCAAAGTTCTGCGCCGTCGTAGTATTCAGCATATTCTACATATTCGTTTGGATATGCACGAGAAAGAACATTTAGTTCGTCGGCTCTTTCCCACATACCTTTCTTTGTGAAGTCTTCACCTTCAGAAACCATCACATCAAATACATAGAGATGGAGCCTCTGTCCTGCTTCTTGACGAGCAATACATTTATCTTTTAGGCAGCCGAGAAGAGAAGTTATTTTTTTTGAACCTTCGTTGCCGGGGAGATAGACTTCGCAGAGAAGAACGGTTCCATTGGACAGTTCATCAAAGAAGGGCTGCAGATGGGGGATCCATTCATGCTTGTCAATCATTTCACCTGACACGGAAGGATTACGAGCAATCATAGCAATATTGCCGTCTTCATCTTTTATTATCCTTTGATAGTAGCCATCACGCTTGAGTGCGCCACAATAGTCGCCGCTAAATATGTAGTTTTTAATTTCTGCTTTAAAATCTTTCTTATATGATTTGGGGTACGACCAATATTTCATAGCGTCGCAGTTAATCCAATCAAATCCATTTACATAACCTTTCATTCTATCCCTCTTTCTTCTTTTATTCTTGCTAGGAATAGCCTAGCCATACTATGTAAGTCTTCTAAAGTGCCATCATTTGAGATTATAAAATCATATTCATAATCTGCAACATTCTCATCAGAGTGGTTTGAGTATTCTACGTCATCCTGCGCGCGGTCAACAAAAACGGTGATAGCATTAAAGTCGTTTACAAAACGAGCAATTTCTTCGGGTTCGCGCGAGTGTACGAACAGAAAGAATTGACTTGGATTAATGCCATAAGCATTAGCATCACATTCAATTACTCTAATCTTTCTCTTAACATCATTATAGGATAAATCAAGCCATTTACTAAAAATATCCTTTAAGTCGCTTAATGCTTTTCGTGCTTCAGGTGTCTTTTCCCCATCCCAACCGGCTTTATAAGCGATTTCCTTTATAGAGTCAACTGTTGAGATAGCATACCCATACTCTCTTAAATCACGAATACAGAAGTTCGTAAAAGTATCCTTTCCCGCACGTTAGCGAGGATAGCCATTAACTATTATTACGTTAACACTACCCATTAAAGACCACCTCCTTGAGCAATTTTATCAACATAATTATTCCAGTATATATCTTTATGTCCAGCAACCTTTATAATCTGCACATTACTATTTTTAAAAAATTTTTGAAGTTCAACCCATAATTCTTTATTTTTAACGGGAGTTCGATTTGCGGTCATCCATCCATTAACTTCCCATTTATCAATCCAGTGCTGACTATAGGCATTACTAATATAAGCACTATCAGTATAAACAATTACAGCTTCTCCAAAATTTTCTGCCCAATCTTCAAGTCCTTTTAACATAGCCGTCATTTCCGCTACATTGTTTGTATTTTTATTGCAATCCCCATGGCACTCGCGCAGAAGTTCATCATTTTCATCTAATATGACATATGCGTAGTGTGCGCGAGCGTCATCACGACCATTCATCTTACAACTACCATCACAATAGATTTTATACTTCATCATATGGCTCCTGATTATTATTATCATAATAAGCGTACCAAATATCTTCCATTAAATAAGGGGTATAAAATCTTTCTTTTGAAAACCATTCTTCATATAAAGACTTTAAATAATTCGGCTTCATAATAAAACTTACTGCATTTTTATTTAAAAGTCCAATTCTTTTTAAATTTAAATCTTTATATTGTTTCTTCAATTTTTTAAAAGTATACTTACTTGTGTCTATATATATAGTAACTGAACCTCTAACACAAGAATTATAAATTTTCATTAATTGAAGAATATATTTTGTTTCTAAGCCGCCATCATAATACATTCCAACATTAGTTGTTTCTTTTTTGGCATCTAATTTTCCAAATTCAGCAATTGTTTCTATTGCTTTTGCGATTGCTTTATCATAAAGTTTAAAGCACTCTATTTCTGGAATAATTGCTTTCATATCTATCACTCCGTTTCTATTATTCTATATATATTATACTATAATTTTTATAAAATTTCAAGTTTTAAAATTGCTACGACCATTGGAAAATTTGAATTTTTTTGAAATTTTTGTTATAATCACACGTATGCGCGCACGCGCAATAAGTAAGGAAAAAATAAAAACAAAATATACTAATAAAACTTGAAAATTTTTCTAATTTATTATATAATATATATAGAAATAGATTGAAAGGAATTGATAAAATGGCTACTAAAATTACTGCCGACAAAATTATAGAAATTAATAGACTTTATAAAGCCACAGGAGTTTACGCTGCTGTTGCGCGCGAGCTCGGTATCTCCGCAACAACAGTTAAAAAATATGTGGATCCGGATTTCGTAGATGTACCTGTTGATATTCCTAAGACGACCATATCGCCACCATCTTTCGAAGTCGCGCGGTTCAACGAACTAACAAAACGAGAACTCTTCTACCTAACTCCCGAAGAAATTGAAAATCTTAATGAAGTAAGAAAGGAAATCTTAATATGAAACATATATACATTGATGAAAATCCTTATTATAAAGGAACATATTTACTCTTCTTTAAAACAAACGAGTTTGGTTGGGGACAAATTCCAGGTAGACCTAATATACTCGGTGCAAGACTACTCCAAATCTCTTATCCCGACTATCTTCGCTATTGTCGTGATTACTATGGTGCAAAGATAATGGGAAAGAAAGATAAAATTCCCTATCTCGTTTTTACTGATAAAAAATTATTAGAAAAACTTGCGAAAGAACTTGATAGTAGGCTGGAAATAATCTTAAATCAAAATATTGTACCCGCTGATTAAAAAGTTTACTTAGTATAGTAAGAATAATGCCAAATGGAGGCGATAATAT